GCGGTTTCCCCTAGTTGTCAAGAGGCGGAGGCGTGCCTTATGTAACGATTGTGCGTCGACGGGCGGGAGATTCGCGGCGCCGGCCTCGAGGGCATTTAGTAGGCGCCGATCGGGTTCAAGACGCACCATGTGACGAGGGCGATCAGAACGGCGCCTAGGGTCATGGCGGCAATGAATAAGCCGCGGCTTGGCGTGTCGCCGTCGCCAGGTTGCGCGTACGTCGGGTACGCGCTCGAGGGGATTCGAGATCCGCTCCGCGCGAAGGTCGATCGCTTGCGCCGGCCGGTCAACGGCTGACCGCGATTCGATGCGGGTCGACGGTATCCGTGAGTTCTTTCGGGAGCCGGACGCCGACCTTCGCGGCTGTCTTGCGGGCGACCTTGACCTGTGTATTCTGCTTCGTCTCGATCGCGGTAACTCGGTTGCCCATCACGTCGAGCTGAGCGGCGATCCCGTCGATTCGGCGAATGATCCGCTGCATCGACCATCCGAACAGGCCGAGGGTGGCTGTCGCGAAGACTGTCGCCATGGCGATAAACAGGGGTGAGTTGACGTCGAGCACGCGCGTCACTCCTTCGTGTTGCTCGCGGCCATGAGACCGAACGCGCTGCCGAGTTTGAGTAGGACAGCCGTCGCGAATGTGACGATGCCGGAGAACACGACGAGGTCGTGACCGGTCAGCCACCCGGCGACGGCGATATCGGGGCCGATGCTGATCAGAAGAGCCGCGGCTGCGAAGCTGTAGTACGTGCGGCGGCGCGCGGTCGTGTGGCCGGCGAATAGGCCCGACAGCGCCGTCGTCGGGAAGGCGGCGGGGAGTTCCGCTCCGGCTGCCTTGAGGGCGGCGACAGCGGCGTCGAGCTCGGCCTTCGTCGGAGCCGACGGCCGCGGGGCCGGCGCGGGAGCGGGGGCCGGCGCGGGAGCGGGGGCCGGCGCGGGAGCGGGGGCCGGCGCGGGAGCGGGGGCCGGCGCGGGAGCGGGGGCCGGCGCGGGGGCCGGCGCGGGGGCCGGCGCGGGGGCCGGCGCGGGGGCCGGCGCGGCGTAGTCAGTCAGCCCGGTCGTCGCGCGGTTCGCTCCGTTCGTCCACGACCATCCGTAAGCCGTGTGAGGGTAGCTGTCGGCATGCGCGAGCTTGACCCCGTTGCCCAACTCGAGAATAGTATCGCCGTGGCGGGTCGCGTGGGCGACGACGGCTCGGCCGTGGTCGTAGCTGACGACGGTCGCGACGTCGTCTTGCCGCGGCTTTCTGGGGGCCGGGGGCACGTCCCAGTAGATCGTGGAACCGATCGGGGCCGTGTTCACGTCGCGGCCTTCGATGTGGGAGGCCAGATAGGCGGCGTGAGCGCTCGGATAGGTGATGATGCCTTTTTCAATGCCCTGATAGGCCCAGAGCCAGTAGTAGCCGCTGATTCGCTGGCATTGCTGGTCGAGGGATTCGTCGGGGTGGTTCTCATTCCACAGCCGGAGGGCCTGACGGATCACGTCGAGCGCTGTTGTCATGGTGGCGGATCTCCTTAGGCGGCCGTGATGTGCTGCCAGCTCGTACCGTCGCTGACGGCGAGTTTCAGCGCGGTTGTGTCCCAGAGGATGCCGCCCGTGTGCTCGGTCGGGTCGGGAAGTGAGACGGTTGCCACGTGGCCGGGGTTGAATACGGCGCCGCTCTGGATGGAGAGGCCCCCGCTGTTGATCACGAGCACGCCGACTCCGGCGAGCTTGAAATAGTAGCTCGAGCCGTCGATCACGAGATCGGTATCGTCGGCGCCGACCGTGAAGGCGCCGGAGGGCGTGACGAGCTTCGGGCCGGCGAGCGAGATCCGGTCGGGGTTGACGGTCACGGAGGCGGCGCCGTCTTCCCCGATCGCGAAGATCTGGGCGCGCGCGTCGCTGACGGATACTCCGCTGTAGAACGTTTCGGGGTCGCCGACGAATCCGCTGAAACTCGAGGGCGCGACGACGTTGAAGTCGGCGGCGCTGTCGAACAAGACGATCGGATGCGCGGCGTCCGTGGCGTCAATGACGATATTCGGGCCGGCCTCGACGGTCTGGACGCCGCCCCCTCCGCCTTCCGCGGAGATGGTCGGCCGCGAGGGGTCGGAGTTGTCGACCGTGACGCCGTTGCCGGGGACGATCTCGACGATGCCGGGGCCGCTCGCGGGGTCGTGCGCGGTGCTCGTGTCTACGTACATGGCTACATCGTCCCTATGGCGGTGACCGCGAGCGGCCCCCATCGGCGCTGCGAGGGGCCGGAAACCCCCGCGGAATAGAGTCCGGCGTACCATCCTGCGGGCACGTGTGTATCGGTGAGGTGCAGGACCGAGACGCCGTTCACTTCGAGGTCGATCGTGGAGCCGGCGATCGTCCAGACGAACTGGTCTTCGACGGACAAGGGGGTGAACGTTCCGATCGACACGGGGCCGGCTCCAGTGTCGTAGTACACGGCGCCGCCGGAGGGGTTGAGAATGTAGCCGTTGTTCGACTCGCCGACGGCGTTCCACCGGGCGCAGTACGAGCCGTTATTCGTCACGATCACGGCTGATAGCTGCATGTCGGACGTAACGCTCGAGTCGTCGAGGTCGCCGTCGGAGGGGAAGTGGGCAGGATCTCGAGGGGCGATCCGGCCGCGGACGACTGAGCCGTCGCCCGTGAGACACTTCGCCAGGTTGCCGGCGATCGCGAACGTCGACGACGCGTCAGGCTGCCAGCTCGTGCCCGAATACGACGGATTGATCCGCGCCGCGTTGTCGGGGCGCGTGAAGTCGTCGTAAATGTCGGTCGACACGATCCCGACGGTCGCGGCCGAGATCGCGGCCGCCCACAGCTCTTGACCGAGTAGCGACGGGTGGAAACCTTCGATCAGGTTGTCGTCGAGAACGTCGAGCTTCGTCAGCAGATCGACGTACTTCACTCCGAGGCGGGTCGAGAGCCGCTGCCATGCGAAATTCATCTGCGATTGGCGGTACGGCGACGCGTGGAAGTCGGCGAACACGCCGGGAACCCATGGGGCGGTCCCGATCAGGATCGGCTCGGCGCCGCGGTCGCGGCAGAGCGTAATCATCTGAGTCAGTACCTTGATGTGCTCGACGTCGGACAGCCCGGTCCCGTGCGCGTCGAAGATCGTCTTGTTCTTGTAGTCATTGACATTGACCTCAATGAAGACGTACCCGTAGGGCTGGTCGCCGATCGTGGCGAGCAGAATCGGGTAGAGCTGCGCCGAGTTGTAGCCGGACTGCGACTGATTGTCGAGCACGATCGGGCCGGGCGCGTCGACGGCGCGGGCGGCGTAGGCGGCCGGGAAGTAGTCAACCCATGAGACGCCGCCCGTGTAGGTTCCGGCCGAGATCGAGGTCCCGATCACGAGCGCCTTTGTGAGATCTCCCCCGCCGCCCCCGCCGGTGCTCGAGATCACGGGCGCCGTCGGGTCCGTGTCGTCAATGGAGATATTGGCCCCGGCTACGAGGCTCTGCACGACGCCGGGGACGCCGGGGTCGCCCTGCGGGCCGGGGTCGCCCTGTGGTCCCACAGGGCCGCGCAGCGAGCCTACGAAGGTCACTGTTGCGTGCGTCGCGTCGATCAGGGCGGTAATGATCCCGTAGTTACCGTCGACGGACTGATCCATGACGAGATCGTTGATCGCGAGCGGCCGGTCGACCGTGTCGACGACGAGGACGACGTCGGTCGTTCCGCTCGAGGCGATCGGGGTCGCGGTGCTGCGGAACGAGTAGCCGGCGATCGCGTGCTCCGTGATGTACGCGTCAGCCTCGGTAACGAACAGGTTGAGCCAGTCGGCGACGAGCGCGAGCCAGTAGACGAGGTAGTCCTGCCATGCCTTCGTCCATCCGAGTAGATTCGTCCGAATCCAGGTGCGGATGCTCTCGAGGATCAGGTCGCGGTTCTGCCCGTCGACGTGAACGAAGGGGGACGCCTCGCCGACCATGGGAGGGTTGAGCGGGATCGACGGCGAGAGGGGGGCCGGGTCGGGGTCAGGCGTCAGCGGCGGGTACGAGAATTCGGCCATAGGGCGGATGCTACCGGCGAGGCAGGTATCCGACGGCAGAGGCCGGCGGCGAGTCGTGGTCGTACTCGTCCCGGTCGAAGACTCCGAGGAACAGGGACTCGAAGCTGTCGAGCAGCTCGGCGTCGACGTTCACGAACGCGTCGCGCTGCTGCTGCACGAGATCCATGACGGAAACCCCCATGCGGCCGGAGTACGCCGTAATGACGTCGGTCGCGAAGCTCGAGTAATCGACGTCCCCGGCGAGCTGCCCCTGCGGGAAGTCGCTCGAGGCGTTCCGCGCGCGCGTCAGGGCGTCCTGAGTGGTTAGCGGGAAGGGAACGGCCGCCGACAGATAGCGGCGCGTGAGGATGGACTGCGGGCCGAGATTGAGATTCATCCAGCGGCGCACGGCAAGGCCGAACATGTCGGGGGTGTCGTATCCGAGTCGTCGGGTACTGAACCGGTCGAGGATCTGCGACAGCAGCGCCGGCCGGTAGGCGTCGTCGAAAACGGGGATGCTCTCGAGGTAGAACGAGTCGCTCGCGGCCGGGTCGCCGTCGCGCTGCCAGACGAGGCTCGAGAGGCGCATGGCGGGGACCAAGATCACGCCGGTAGGCACGGTGATTTCCTGCGCCTCGACGTCGGTCTGCTCGATCGTGTAGCCGTTGAATCGCAGCGCGTCCTCGAGACGCATGGGAATAGCGGTCATGGGCGCGAGTGTACCCGGCTAGTAGGCGATACCGGCTCTGGGCGCGTTCGTGGCGGTGACGTCCGTTCCGATATCCGCGATCCGCGTCCAGATCGTCACGCCGCTGTCGAAGGCTTGCGCGATCGTCTGTCGTTTCTCTTGCGGTACGGCGCCTACGATCGTGCAGCCGTCGGTCTGCCAGTAAGACATCTTCGTCATGGGGTCGAGCCGGGTCGGCTTGAGAGCGCGTTCGATCGTGTATCCGTATCGGGCGAACATGGCGACCGTTCGAGCCAGCTCGCCGGCCACGAGCCCTTTCACGACGACGCGAGGGCCGCGGCTGTGGGCGAGCAGCCGGGGCGACTGCACGGACAGAGGCGACGAGGTCGCGGGCACGGCCTCCGCGTCTCGAGCGCTCGAGCGGAGAGCACGCGCGACCGAAACGGCCTCGAGCTGAGCGCTCACGACTCCGATATCGACCTGCGCGTCCGATTGGCTGATCGCGAGATCGTTAGCGGCGGCGCCGTGCGACGCGGCGAGGCCGGCGGCGAGCAGACCCTTCGGGATGGAGGCGCCCAGCAGCGAAGACGACCCCATAGCCTCGCGGGTGATGCCGCCGACCGTGAGCGGGGTCCCGCCGAACCGGGGAACCTCTCGAGCGTGCAGGCCCTCCGGCGTGCCACGGCTGACGAGGGACGGAGCGCCGGGCGCTCGATACTTGCCGGCCATTAGACGCCTTCCGCGATCGCGTACTGAGTGGCCGTGAAGGCCCCGGAGAGCGTGAACGTCTTATCGACGCTCGAGCGCTGCATGGACATGAGCATGTCGAAAATGGACTGTGACCGCTGTGCGGACGTGCTCGCCGCCTGCGGGCCGTAGGCGGCGTCGCGGCCGACCTCGAAGTGAGGTAGGTCGACGTCCAGCGGGATCTCGATCGGTGCGTTCGCCGCGGCCGTGCCTCGAGCGTTCGTCAGCCATGCGGCGACGTCGGCGCTCGGATGGAACGCGCCTTCGATGTGCAGCTCGAGCGCGCCGAGGCCGGGGATGAGCTGGGGTTCGAGATCTTGCGTCGCCCCCTGCCGGTTCCCGATCTCGATACTCGAGAAGGGCGCCGTGCGCAGCTTCGTCCAGTCGTGATAGGCGGCGGGCATGGCGGCGAGCCAATCGGCGGCTAGGACGGTGTCATATCCGACGGCGGTCGAATAGGTGCTGTGATACGTCGGCGCGCCGCTGGGCGTCACGACCTCGTCATAGGGTGAGAGCGTGGTCCCGGCGAGGGACCCGCCGGAGCCTCCGGGAATCGGGATCGCGCGGCTGATCCCGCCGACCATCCAGGGGGTGTGTGCAAGCTCGGCCATGTGATTCACGTAGGCGGCTATCGACGAGTAGACGAACGCGCCGCCTTCCGCGGCGACGCCGTCGACGAGCGACGGCGCTGCGCCGGTCACGTACGGGCGGTACATCTGATTCCCGGCCGAGAGGCCGGCGGAGGCGGCGTAGGGGTAGTAGAACAGGTCGTCGTAGGTCGCGTTCCCGAACGCGTAGGGGAACGATTCGGGGTCGCCGACCGGCTGGGGCGCGTCGACCGTGCCAGACGCGTAGACGTCCGAAATGAAGTCGGTCGCGTTGTCGGCGACGTCGCTGTCGACCGCCTTGAACGGATTTGCGCGAAGGTCGACGGTCGAGATCACGAGCACGGCCGCGGTTCCGAGGGGGTCGAACGTGTAGCCGGAGTATCCGACGAGTTCGGATGCGGGCACCGGTTCGGGCTCGAGGCAGTAGGAGATATCGCCGTCCTTCGACGCGGCTACGGCGTAGTGGCTCCGCTTCACGAGCGAGTAGCCGAGTTCCCAGGTGAACGAGGGAAACTCGTCGATATCGGCGACGAACCGAGTCGAGGTCTTATTCAGGTAGCGAGGGGTGTAGAAGGCGTACCACGCGCGGCCGTTGATCGTCACGCGGCCGTAGTTGTAGAAGGTCAGGGCATCCTCGAAGGCGATCGGCAGGATTAGGTCGTGTTCGGGGTCGAGCAGATTGACCTGACCATGCTCGGCGGTCGTCCATGCGCGGCCGGCGTCGATCTCTTCTTGAATGAATGTGTCGTAGGCGGCAGTATCCGGCCCGGCATTCGCGTGAGTGGGGTCGAGCGGGGCGTTCACGAGGACGACGTCGGCGAGCGACGGGGGCGCCTCGTAGTCGAAGTCTTGCCCGGCTCCGGTGACCGCTGCGGGGGCGTCGTCGATCTTGGCCATGCCGCATTGTAACGCGCCCCTCGCGATTGACAGCGGGCATTCAGTATTCGCGTGCCACTATGAGCGCGCCAGGGCCGCACGGCTCCATGGTCACCACTAGGGAAAGAGAACGAAATATGTCGGGTGAAACACAGGTAACGGTCGTCGGCAACCTGACCGCGGACCCGGAGCTGCGGTACACGCAGGGCGGCCTCGCGGTCGCGAACTTCACGATCGCGTCGACGCCGCGAGTCTTCGATCGGGCGGCGAACGACTGGAAGGACGGCGATACGCTGTTCCTCCGGGCGACGTGCTGGCGAGAGTTCGCGGAGCACGTCTCCGGCTCGCTGCTCAAGGGGACTCGAGTCGTCGCGCAGGGCCGGCTCGTGCAGCGGTCCTACGAGACGAAGGAGGGCGAGAAACGAACCGTCGTCGAGCTGCAGGTCGACGAGATCGGCCCGTCGCTGCGATACGCGACGGCGCAAGTCACGCGAACGCAGAGCACGGCGAAGATCGACAGCGGGCCCGACGACGGCGCACCGGCCCCCAGTGACGCGGACGCGCCGCCGGCTGAGACGCCGTTCTGAGCATGACATACAAGGCGAAGACCCCGGAGGCCGGCTCCCCGCCGGCCTCCGGGCTGCCCAGCCACTACTCGCCCCGCGTGGCCGGCTACGCTCGAGGGCCGTTCCTCGACCCCCAGAGCATCACGCCGACTGACTTCCGTTGGCGCAACGCACGTACGTACATCGTCGAGCACAAGACGGGCGTGCGGTATCGGGCGCTGCGCGTCATGGTCGGTAGTCACACCTTCGGATGGTGGGCGATCGAGCGGCTCGGCGAGCTGCTCCCGCTCCCCGAGTGGGACGATTGGGAGCTGACGGTCGGGTGTCGCGCCCAACGCGACGAGTTCGACGGCACGTGCGAGCTGAGCGAAGGGCACGAGGGCGACCATTCGGAGGGAATGCTGTCGTGGCCGAACGAGGAAGACGGAGAGCGTGAGTACGACGACTGAGTACCTCGTGGAACAGATCCGCCTGCAGCAGAAGGTTATCGAGGCAATGGCCGCGAACCGGGCCGGCCGAGTCGAATCCGGATTCGACTCGGCGGTCGCCGAGATCGAGACGCAGAAACGCGATCCGTCGCACCCGTTCACCCGTAGCAATCCATTCCGGATGCATACCGCGCCGTGACCGAGTTCGAGTACTACGACTATCGGGCGATCAACTCACGAAACGCGTTGTGGCGATTCGTCGCGGGGCCGCGGTCGATCGGGAAGACGTACGGCGCGAAGGTCGACGCGGTCAAGAGGGCCATTCACAGCGGCGAACAGACGCTCTGGATTCGCCGGTCGGACACTGAGCTAGGGCCGGCTAAGACGAGATTTTTCGACACGATCGCGCGCGAGTATCCGGGGTTCGAGTTCAGGGTCGACGGGAATCAGGGCCTCGTCACGCTCGATAGCGGCAAGGAGAGAACCGTCTGCTGGTTCGCGCCGCTGTCGCTCGCTGACCACTACAAGGGCACGGAGTTTCCGAACGTTACGCGGATGGTCTACGACGAGTGCTACGCGAAACCGGGGACGAACGTGCGATACCTGCCCGACGAGGTCGCGGCAATGCAGGAGTTCTGGATCACGGTCAACCGAGGCCGAGTCGATCGCAACGGCCGCGCGATCACGAAAGTCACGATGCTAGGCAACCCGTACACGCTCGACAACCCATGGTTTCTCGAGTACGGATTCGACGAGTCGCGCGAGTGGCAGAAGTCCCGCGGTGGCGACGTGATTCTGCATCTGGTCGACGCGAAGCGATACACCCGACGAGTGACAGAGACGGTCTATGGAAAGGTGCTGGGCACGTCGGCAACTGACTACGCCGAGGGCGAGTATTTCCTGCCCGACGGCGGCTACGTCGTCGACGAGCGGCCGGCCGACTCGCGGCCGTTCGCGACGCTCGTCACACTGCGCGGCACGTTCGGGCTGTGGACGGCTGCGGACTCGCGACGAATGTACGTCACGGTCGGGCCGCTGGCGTCGCCTGACGCTCCCGTAGTGACCTTCGAGAACATGGCCGTACGGCCCGGCGTACCTCTCGCGGACGGACAGCATTTCATCCGGAAAGAGAGCCGGCGCCACTACAAGCGCGGCTCGATGTTCCTCGTCACCCCGGCCGCTATGCTCGCCCGGCAAGCACTAGCGCGATAGGGGCGGCGAATGGCGGAACGCAAAGCCACCCCGGAGCGGGCGGCGCAGCTCGCAGCGGCGTCTCGCCGCTACCGGGCGAGACAGAAGGCGATCAGCCAGGGCAAGCCAATCCCGGCCGAGGCGCAGCGGAAACAGGCGCCGGCCTACCATCCGCCGAGGGTGTCGAAACAGACGCAGCGCGAGCGCGAGGTCGCGAAGGCGGAGCGGGCGGTCGCTCGAGCGGCGGCGATCGCCGAACGGGGCCGGCGTACTCGAGCTGAGACGATCCGCGCTCTGCCCAGCGTGAACAACCGAAAGGCGAGAATCCACGTCCCGCCGGAGCCTGACCGGGCTCTCGCGGAACGGAAGTCAGCGGCCGGCAAGCAACGGCAGGCGGAGGCGCTGCGCGAGCACGCCGCGGCGCAAAAGCTGCAGACGATCGGGAAGGCGCGGAAGGCGCAGCTCGTGACCGAGTTGTACGACGGACAGCACACGGAGCGGCTGCTGACCGCGCTCGACGAGAATCAGCGCGCGAGATTCCAGCGGGCCTCCGAGACGATCGCACGAGCCTCGAATCAGACGGTCGCGATTCTATTCAAGTATGAGGGCGGCCAGGGCGACTACTCGGCCGTGTTCGACAAGATCCTCGCGAGCCCCGAATCGCAGGACTCGGAGGAAGGCGTGCGGCTGCTCGAGAAGCTCGCGACGCTCTCCGTCAAGGCTGACCGGCTCTACCGGCCAAAGGCGATCGGCCGACTCGATATCTGACGGCCCCCGGTCGGGGGATGCCGCGGGAGTCGGCGCGTGAATAGCGTTGACGCAGGGGCCGGAGACACCGGCCAAAAGGTGAGTGATTGCAATGACGAAGGCGCTAGACAACGAACGGTCGTTCGCGTGGTCGCCAGAAGACGACGGATCGACCATCACGGAGGCTTTGGCGTTCGCTATCTATGAGGGTGACACGTCGAAACCCGCGCGGATCAGCTTCGACGCATGGGTCGCCGCGGTGCTCGACACGGAGGGCGTCGCATGATCGGGTACGAGCGCGGCTGGACGTATGCGCGGCCGTTTCAGGGAACCCTCGCGTTCGTCGACGTGCTCAATGAATCGTCGGTTGTCTTCGTGGCCGACCTTGCGAAGTACTGGGACGAGTTCGAGGGACCCGGCTGGGAGGCGATCAGCCCTGACGGCGAGATCAAGGCATTCGAAACGGAGCACGACGCCCAAGTGTGGCGCGGCGCCGAATGCCGCCGGTCGTACACGACCCGGCTGAAACTCCGACTGAACGCGAGCTACGGGAAGTATGGCCGCGCGATCGACGAGTCCGCGCAACGGGCCGCGGCGGCGTGGCCGGCCTCCATATGGCCGGGCTCCGTGGACGTGAACAGCCCCTACCCGACCGGCTGGCGGGGCGAGGCATGAGCGGGCGGCATCTGCGCCTCTGGGGCGAGGCGGCGATCCAGCGGGATCTCGGCATGCCTTCGAGGCCGGCGAAGCATAAGGCGCCGCACGAGCACAAGTGGCAATGCGTCGGGAACTTTCCCGAGTTCGCGATTTTCGAGTGCCCGGCGAAGGATTGCGGAGAGACGCGCACGCTCTGGCGGAGCGAGATCGAGGTCCTCGAGCTGCTCGAGGCGGAGGAATGGGGAGCGGTGAAACGTGAGCGAGCCTGACGCTCTGGCCCCCTCGCACGACACGAGCGGACCGGCGGAAACTCAGGGCGAATCTGCTGTAAAGGCAGCCTTGACAGCCAGACAGCTCGAGCGGATCGTCGAAAGACAGCGCGTGAAGATCCAGAAACTCGAGACGGCGCTGGCGAATCGTCCGGCGAAGCGACCGCGCCGCGAGGTCGAGACAATGGACTACGTGAAGGCGGCGGCGCGATTCATCCGGAGCGCCGGGGATCGCGTCGCGGATTCTGACGAGCATGAGCTGGCGGCGCTGATCAGCCTCGAGCCGGTTCTGGCAAAGGCGATCGCGCGAGCGGTCGAGGGACAGCGGGCGATCGGGCGGAGCTGGGATCATATCGCGCAAGCGACGGGAGCGAGCCGGCAGGCCGCATATCAAAGGTGGGGTAAGCCGTGAGTATCTGGGAGCAAATGGTGCACGCATTCGGCGAAGGAACAGCGACGGCGCTAGCCGGCCTCGAGATCGTCTCGCTGCTGTTGGTAATCGCGACGGCAGTCTGTTACGTGTTCGATCGGCGACGTCAGCGACGACAGCGAGTGATCGACGAGCGCGAGGAAATGGTCGCGCAGGCACGGCGTGCGCGGGGTCTGTCGTGATAGCGGCGCTCTGGGGCGTCGTCGTAGTGGGCGGCTCCGCGGGAGCGGCGGCGCTGCTGTGCTCGATCGCGCTCGAGGCCATGGACGTCGCTGGCCGGACGCTGAGGGCGCAGGCGATCACAGCGCGGCTCGCGCAAGTAGGGGGCCTAGCAGCGGTACTCGCGTTGCTGATCTCGGCGGCGCTTCTGCTGAGCAACGGTGGCTAGGGAGGTCGAGAAGGCGCCCCCATGGTTTGCGGATGACTTCGAGACGACGACCGATTTCGACGGGCCGCCTGAGCCGTGGCCGGTCAGCGAGGATGAGGCGGCGCTGCATGCGGATCTCAAGCCGGGCGACTCGAGGCTCGTCGTCGTATTCGGGGAGCCTACGAGAACGGTCACGATCCGGAGGGGCGACGACGGCGAGCTGACAGCGGCGAGCCGGACGGGCCGCGTCCGCGTATGGTCATGGGCGATCGCGCCGCTCGGCGAGGATCGGATCTACCACGGGACGACGATCGCCGAGTTCGTCGAACGGGCGGCGTCGCTGGGCGGCGTGCACTGGTTCCACAACCTGCGATTCGACGTCGCGTTCCTCGACTCGTACTTGCAGGATCGAGAGCCGTACGGGCTCAACATGTTCGCGGGCGACTGGCGATCGAGATCCGTCCCCGTCGGCTGTTTCGGCGCGCTGATCTCCGACACCGGAGCCCACTATGCGCGCTATGTGCACATGCGAGACGGGCGACGCTTCGAGGTCCGCGACAGCCTCAAAAAGTTTCCCGCGACGTCGATCGCGAAGCTCGGCGAGATCTTCGACTCCCCGGTCGCGAAAGGCACGATCGACTACGAGGCGGAGCGCCCCGCCGGCTACGTGCCAACGGCCGCGGAATGGGAATACCTCGACGGCGACGTGACGATCCTCCGCGTAGCGCTGCAGGCGGCGCAGGACGCCGGAGCGCTCGGCCTGACGATCGGTGGCGACGCGCTGACCGAGTATCGGCGCACCATGGCGGAGGGGCGATTCCGGACTGTCTTCCCGCTGCTCGACCGGCAACTCGACGATTTCATTCGCCGCGCCTACAGGGGCGGCTGGACGTACATTAACCCGCTGCATCAGGGCCAGCTACTCGAGGGGCCCGGCGAGGTCTACGACGTGAACAGCATGTACCCGGCGGTCATGCGGCAGTCGTCCTACCCCGTCGGATTGCCCGTGTGGCTCGCTCCCGGTCAGCTCGAGCTGCACGGCTACCCGCACCGGATCATCGGGGCCATGTTCGACGCGAAGCTGAAACCGGGCCGGCTCCCCATGATCCAGATCAAGAACGACGCGCGCTACAACCCGGTCGAGTATCAGCGCGAGGTCCGCGCGGTCGAATGGTTCGGGACCGAGATCGACTGGGCACTCCTGCATGATCAGTACGACGTCGTCATCCACGAGTGGCTGAGCGGGCTCGCCTTCCGCGGCAAAGAGGGGCTGTTCAACCGATACATAGATAAGTGGATGGAGGTCAAGGCGAACGCGAAAGGCGGCGCTCGCACTCAGGCGAAGTATCAGCTCAACAATCTATGGGGCCGGTTCGCGATCAACCCCCTGCGCGCGTCGCGGCTGCCGGGGATCAAGCGGGACGGGACCCCGATCTATACCGTGACCGATCAGCAGTACGACGAACCGTGCTATACGGCCGTCGGAGTGTGGACGACGTCGTATGGCCGCGATCGAGTGATTCGGGCGGCTCAGTCGTTCGGCGACGATTTCCTCGCCGCGGACACTGACAGCGTCCACAAGCTCGGCATTGGCGCCGGCTCGCTCGAGGTTCACGAGTCACGGCTGGGCGCGTGGAAACGCGAGTCGACATTCGATCAGGCGACATACCTTCGCGCGAAGGCGTACGCGGAACGGATCGACGGGAAGGTCGAGGCGCACGTCGCCGGCCTGCCGCGCGAGCTGCTCGGCGGCATCCGCGTCGAGGATCTCGAGATAGGCGCGAAGTTCCACGGCAAGCTCATCCCGAAACGCGTACCCGGCGGGATCATCCTCGAGTCGACGGATTTCATTATCGGCGAGCGAGACGCGTACGGCCATTCGAGCCGGTAAAGTGTTCGGCGCGGCGCTCTCTCCCTAAGCGCAGCCGGCGATCTCCAGGGGCCCAAAGCCTGATCGTCGGCGGTAATCGAGGGATCGAACGTGACCGGTGAGAACACGCCCACCCGGCAGGCTCGCCCCGAGGGGCGAGCCTGCTACTCTCTCGCCATGGCATTCCGGAAGAAGACGACCGCGGTCAAGCCGGCGGAAGGTGATACCGTCGAGGACGCGCGCCGGAGTCAGCCGGGCTCCCTGGACACGTCGAGTCGCTTGGACGGTAACGATTCCGCCCCCGGCGCGCAGCCCGACCCCATCTACCCCGATCTCACTTCCCCGCATGCGCGGGGAATCGCACGGAAAAGCGAGGCCCTGAAATGGCTCTGAACCCTATCAAGGCGCTTCGCGACCTTCTCGCCCAGCTCGAGGCCGGCGACGAGGATCTCGACGAGGCGAGCGAGAGCGACGACGACAGCTCGAGCGAGAGCGACTCGAGCAGCGACAGCTCGAGCGAGAGCGACTCGAGCAGCGACGAGTCGAGCGACGACGGCGACTCGAGCGACGAGGACGACGGCGACTCGAGCGACGAGGGCGACGGCGGCGAAGACGAGGAAACCCTGCCTGACGGCGAGACGACCGTCGAGGAACTGCGCGCCTCGCTGAACAAGCTCGCGACCGAGAACGAGGCCCTGCGGACCCGGCTCGCAGAGCTGGGCGGCGACGCCGAGATCGACGCGCTCGACGAGAACGACGAAGACGACGCCGACGACGACGCCGACGAGTACGACGACGACGCCGCGACCGCCGACCTCGATAAGCAACTCGCCGATATCGCAATGTTGCGCGGCTAAACGACTCGATACAGATAGGATTCCGCCATGCTGACCTCACTCCCCAATGTCGCCCTGATCGAGACGATGATCTCCGGGCGACTCGTCACGGAGCCGTCGCCCGCGGCACGGTCCTACTACGCCGAGAAGCGCGCAGCGCTGTTCGACAACCCGACCGCGAACAGCGCGTTCTTTGAGAACGCGTGGCTGCCCTGGCGCGAGGCGTTCTCGCAGCCCCGCGACTGGCCCTCGTACACGGATCAGCTGACCGTCCGGAAGACGAAGTACGGAGCGACGTCGCTGCTCGTCGATGCGCACGACGTGCCCGGCTCGATCCAGAACAACCCGAACGACTCGCAGAACGAGCTGCGCCTGACCCGATTCAAGGAGGACTATCGGCAGGCGACGCTCTGGCAGAATCGCGACGAGTTCACCCCGATCACGGTCGACAATCTCGAGATCGCGCGACTGCTGCAGGAGGCCGGCCCGGACTCCGACAGCGTCAGCGCGCACGTCAATGCGCAGATCACCATGGCGCAGAACCGCGACCGCGCGGCCGAGTTCCAGACGCTCATGGCCGCGGTCGGCGACATGGCCGCCCGCGCCGGGATCTTCCACCTGCAGCTCCCCTCGCTGGACCCCTTCGACAGCCCGACCGAGAACGACGCACGCGAGTTCGCGGCCGTCATTCGGACGATGGTCAAGGCGCTCGCAGACTTCGTTCCCTTCTATGCTCCGGCGAAGAACACGCAGACCGTCCCGGCCGATCAGGTCCGCATGGCGATCCGTCAGTCGACGATGCAGCGTCTCGGAACCCTCGCCTACGCAACGAGCTTCAACCCCGAATTCGTCTTCGCCCTGCCGAAAGAGCAGGTCATCGAGCTGCCCGATCACTACTTCGATCGGAACGCCGGCCTCGTCGATCAGCAGGTCTTCATCGTCGACGCGGGGACCGATCAGGCCCGCGGCTCGCTCGAGGCAACGGACACCTTCTACGGGTGGGGTGTCGACCCGTTCCCGATCAAGTCCAGCGAGAACCGCGCTCTGCACCACGCGTCGATCCTGCAGGTCAACCCGTTCAAGACGTTCGTCACGGCCGGCGTCGGCGAAGGGACCTCGATCGTTCTGCTCGCGGTCGTGCCCGACACCATCACCGGCTCGATCTACGGATCGGACGGGCTGATCCCGGACACGGGCGGCGACGTCGTCCGCGGCATCGAGTACAGCTCGACGGCGTCCGTCCTCGACGACAACGGATTCCCGGCCGGCGGCTGGTCCGTCGACGTCACGGGCGGAACCTCGAGCCACACGAAGGCCGGCCTCTATGGCACGATCGTCGTCGGACTCGACGAGACGGCCGACACGCTGACCGTTGTCTTCACGTCGCTCGTCGACCCGACGAAGACCGTGAGCCACACGTACAACGTGACCGGCGTCGCGGCGAACTACGACGGCTCCGGCCTGCTTATCCTCGGCGAGAGCTTCTCGTTCGCCCCCGGATCGGGAGCGGGCGGAACGCTCACCTGGACGGCCGGCGTCGGCGCGATCTACGAGGGCTCGCTGGACGGCGGGACGACCTGGACGACCCTCGGCGCGAGCCCCCTCGCGGTCGCGCACGGCGCCTCGCTGCGAGTCCGGTCGACGGCCTCGAGCGGGTATGTGCACGAGGACGGCTCGACCGTCAAGGCGTACGGGCCGTACGTCCCCGCGTGATGATCTCGAGACGGCCCGGCTGCGAACCTCACCCGCGCCGGGCCGTCTCGTCGTAGGCGAGAGACAGGGCCACCATGGGACGGTACGAGGGCGAAACCCCCGCGCTGCGCGTCGGCGGTCAGGGGCCGTTCCTCACCGGCGACCCGAATCAGATCTACCAGCACTATTTCTCCAAGCTGCTCGCGGTCGCGACCACTCGCTATAGGTGGCTGGGGCTCGGGCCATGGGTTGACCCGGCGCGACTCGAATGGCTGCTCGTGACGCAGGGACTCGCCGCGTTCACGTTCGTCAAGCAAAAGGAGGAGCTGCCACTGCAGCTCGTGCAGGCGCGGACGAACTACTACGACAGCGTGGCTCGAGTCGCCGACAACGGACAGCAGGAGATCTCCTGCGACCGCTTTACGATCACGCAGGCGGCCGTTACAGGCTATCTGGACGACACGTACACCCCCGCCGGCTATCAGACGTTCGCGCCGAACGGGGCCGGCGGTATCCGGTTCCGCACGACGATGCCGCTCGAGGAATGGAAAGGCGTGCCCATCTGGGGCGACGCAAACCGGAGCCGCTACGACGCGAACACGATCGAGCTCTACGCGCGCCGCATGGCATCCGCGACGCTCATCACTGACACGAACCTTCGCGCGACCATGCGAGGCGTGGTCGCGAAGACGACTCAGGATAAGCTCAAGACGAAGCGCGTCGCGCTCGACGCGGTAATGAGCGGCATCGACGTCTTCTACGCCGACCAAGAGACGATCGACTCCCTGCAGACGATGGATTTCGGGGTCCACCCGGACACGGTCGAGCGCGTGCACGTAATCGCCATGCGGATCTGGGCGGAGGCGCTCGAGGCGCTCGGCGTCGAATCGCCCGCGGCCGAGAAGAAGGAACGGCTCATCACGGACGAAGTGAACGGCGATCACTCGCAGATTGCAGCGATCCCCAGGTGGTCAGCCGTCCGGTGAGGTCGCGGACGAGCACGGCCCCGTACGCGGCCATGGACCGCGCTTGCGCAGCTGCGAACTGAGGGTGGCGGTCGAGACGGATGCCAGGCGCGCGGCGAGGTCGGCGTC